CGCGTTCTCACATCAGAGTCGTTCGTCTCATTACGAACCTTGTTTAATTATCAAATAACTTATATTATAATATATGAATAAAAAATGAAAAAGTCAAGAACTTTTTTTTATTTTTTCCAAGAAGTCGTATCTACGATTTGAAATATTCGGGTAGGGATTTTTTGTAATCCCATTTCGTTTGTCAGAAGTAATGTATTGGAAAACTCGTTCCAATCCACCATATAAGATTTGTCTAATACACCACCATTCTTTTCTCTGATGACTTCGTTTAGTGCGTTGATTGTGTAGAGTGTATTACTTTGTTTTTTTCTATGTAGAGAAATAGTATCGATAATGCTTTCTTCGTATTCGTATTTGTATTCTATGTTGTATGTGCAAATTAATTGTCCTAAATCATTTTCATTTTGAAACACATATACTTTTTCATACAATACATCATTGTTCAGAATAATAATGTCCAAGGTTTCGTTTAATCTTGGTTTAGTGGTAAAGGTGCATAGTAATTGAGTTTTCATTATTTATTTAATTGTATTTTTTGTTTTAAGTTAGTGATATCACCTTTTCTTTTTTCTATTTCTTTAGCAATAACTTCAAATTTTTGGTCTACTTTTCTTTCCTCTGCGGTCGTAGGTACGTCTAAACCTTTTTTTCTCATACTTGTGATAAGTCTTTGTATTAGTGTGGGTTTATCCGCTCTTCTACCACCAGATGCTCTACCTGATTTTCTATCAATAGCTTTACCAGTATCATCTTTTTTTGAACCATATCTTGGAACGAAAAACTTTCCACCTTCTGGATTTGATTCATTCCAAGCCTTGATAATATAGTCAATATTATCAGTTGACATACCATTCAAGGTATCTTCACTTAAACCAGCGGTTCCACCATCTTTAAAAATTTCATCATAATATTGAATAGTTGCAACTTGTGTGTATTTTTTTAATTCTTGATTCATTGCTTTTAATTTTTCTTCATCTGGTGATTTACTAAGCTCTTTTTTAATCTTCTTCATCACTTTGTCATCTGATAATGCACCTTTAAACTGATTAAATCTTGATTCCATCCACTCCCAATTTTCTGCACCATCAACACCACCATTGTCTAATGATACAACGTGGTCTAATTGTGATTCTGAAAAGGGAACAAATTCACCTGTTATTGTACTAATTCCACCTGTTGTTAAGTAATGTTTCAAAGCTTCAAAATATCTTTTATTACCATTTTCACCTGTTGAATATGATTTGGGTGGGTCTCCTTTTTTCTTCACTCGTTGAATAAATTTATTATAATCTTCACCCAAAGTTGATTTTAATATACCGATAACTTCATTAACTTCTTCATCATTTATATCATAATTAGGAATTTCTGGTTTTTTACCATCAAGATAGTCTTTGTATTTTTGTAAATCTTCTCTACTCATATTGAATCTACCAACACCTTTACCTTCTGTTGATGAAGCTAAAATTCCATCTACCATATTTAATAAAAATTCTTGTTTTTCTTGATGTTTTTCTTTATTTATCTTTTCTTTATCATCTTTTTTCTTTTCTAAATCTGGTAATTCCTCACCGGCAGTGGTTTCTTTACCACCAACATTAACTTTGGTTGTTGGTCTGATTTTGTGTTTTGATGCATAAGTAGAAAGGTCTTGTTTGTTTGAAAAATCTAATTCATTTAAGTTCTTTAATAATTCCACACGAGCGTCAATAGGCCATTTTTCTTCTTTTAAAATGTCCCATAATTTTAACAAGTGTTGTTCGTTGGTTAGGTCTGGAATTCCTGATGAAACTCTATAACTTAACTCATTGAGTATTTTTTTCCAATTATTCATCAGCTATAATCGTTATTCCGTTTTTTTCTAATGTTCCGTCTTGATGTAGTAATTCCATTTCTTGTTTAGAAATACGAACGATTGTAGGTTTTTTGAAATCGTATTTTTGGTTTACTGGATTTACCACTCCTTCACGATTCGTATAACGAGTAGTGATTTTTGATAATTGTTTTAAATCGTTGCTCATTTAAATTTCTCCGTTATGTCGTCCATTTCGTGATAGTTTACTCCTCTACTGATTTTAACCGGATACTTACCACCACTTTCTATTGTTTGTTTTACCATATTTAAAAACTCTAATCCGTCTTTGGTATCAAAGTCAAACAAAAATGAATCATAGTTATACAATATTAATTTGCTATTGTATTGTTGTAATTTAGGTTGTAATTCATTTAAAATCTTTACATTATTTTCTGTTTCCATTAATTGTATCATATAATTGAACAATTTATTTGGATTCATATCGTGTAGATTTTTCCTAAATATCTTTCTATTATAAATATAAGATTGAACAAAATTATTCCTTTGATAGTCGTTCCAAAGTAATTTAATATAATCATTTACTTTTGAGAAAAATGGGTTATTGGATACATCATCTGATATTCCTCCATACAAATATTTAAATGATAGGGCTTTTGCTTCATCATAAGGTAATCCATATAATTTTGCCATATGTTCGTGGACTGATGTTTGTGGAAAATCATAACCAACGATTTCACCGATTAATCGTAAGTGGTATCCGTCAAAGTCCATTTCGACCAATACTCCATTGTTAAAACGACTGATGAATTGTTTTCTACTTCCGTCTGATTTGTTTAGTGCAGCAAAGTTCAATCCACCGAAACGATTACTTGGACGACCGGTTGATGTAAATGGATTGTATTCTGAATATATGATTTTTTCATAAGTTTTCAATCCGTTTTGTTCTATTTGATATAAGTTTTCCAATATGGTTTGGTCGTGTTGTTCGTAAGACTTGTATAATTCTTTGGATATTGGTTGAAAGTATTCTGCGTGTTTGACCAATGGTATAACATCATTGATGTTTTGTTTATCATAGTTTAATCTGTATTGATGATGATGTGCATTAGTTAGGTGTTCGTCAAAATCATATGGTTGATTGGTTTGTTGATAGTATGCCCAATTTAAATCTCTGATGTCTTTACCGAATACCAAAGTGTTGTGTCGATATTGTTTTAAATCTTGAACATAAATGGTTTGGTCGGTTTCTATCATTGGAATATCATCACGATATTTTTCCGTATGGTGAACCGGAACAATATATTGTTCGAATTGAAAATCAACCCAATAACAACTGATACGATTTTCTTGTGGATGTTGTTGAACATCTGAATACATTTGCAATAATACAAATGGTTTTGATTGCATGTGTTGTTTGAGTTGGTTGAATAGAATATCTGTATTTACTATAACCATTATAACCTTTGTTTATAAATATAATTTTATTATATCAAAATGTAATTTTTTTATGATTGTGGGCCTTGACCTACTACTGGTGTTTGTTGGAATGACCTTCCAGCACCGGCTTGAACTGGTTCACCACTTCCATCAGTAAGACTGACTGCTGCTGACTCTACATTGGAAATTGATATTGAAGTATCAAATCTTGTTTCTCGTTCAGGTCTTGTATATAAAAGTGATGCATTTTTATCATCAATTCTTGTTAATTTAAATAATTCTAAATAATCTTCCAAACCCTCTTGTAGTTTTTTACCACTATCTTGCCAAACTTTTTTCATTCTAACTACCATACGAGCTTCGATTGATGTTTCCCAACCTGAAGTTTGGATATCGTGTTCAACTTTTGTAATCATAAAATAAACATTATCTCTATAAGTTTTTGGTAAATAATCAATGTTAAATATATCACCTACATTAAGTCCACCAATACCGTCTAAAGTAAATGTTAGTGAAACCGGTATAACAATTTGACCTCTTTCAATATAAGAACCACTATTTTTTGCATCAGCAAATGTTATCAAATATATCATTACACTTTTAAAGTATTGAGAGAAGTTTCCTCTATTATCATAACAACCAACACCATTAACGATATTTGATTTTTGTGTTTCTACTTGTTCTTTATATTTCTTTTCATCTTTTTTGATAGAATCTATTTTTTTGTAAAAAGATTTATTTTCACTTGGATAACTAACTTTTGTAACTACATTTTTAAAATTTCTAACATTATTCAAATCTTGTTTTGTTGCTGCATCTTTAGAAGATAATTTTGATGATAATATATTCCAAGCTTCAAGTGGTAAAGATTTTTTACCATCTACTTTTTGATTACCACTTTGATAATCAGACATACTACCATATCTTGCCAGTGTTGCGGCCTCTGCTGACAAATCTAAGGATATATCAAAAGATTTAACAATTGATTTTTTTGAAAATATTGAAAAGTTAAAAAGTCCTTTCGGGTCTTTATCTTCTTCATTGGAATTTTCTACAAAATTTAACAATTCTGGTGCATAATTTGAATCAAACACACCAACTTTATTTGGTTGTTCTTTTGATTCTCCTATTTGAAAATCCCAATATCCACCATACTGATTCATTACATCTGTCCAGAAGTTTCTTAACCCTTGTCGTAGTGAAGGAATATTTTGAAAATGCTTTTGGAACATTTCCATTGGAAACACCATATTTCTAATAGAACCTTTTTGATTTTTGGTTACTTCAAAATCATCAAAAGTCTCATCTATTTGATAATAAATTGCATGTGTTCTTCTTAAGTTTCTTCTTGTTTCTAATGGATACCAATCTAATATTTTTTTCTTATCATCTATTAAAGTAAATCCACCGTTTAAAATTGGATTATGTTTTTTTGGTAATATGATGTGGTCTAATCCAATAGAGTAAAGATATTCAGTTGATTGACAATAGTTTGGTTCATCTGTAAAACTTCCTATGGTTTGTAATTTTTCGTCTTTTCCATTGATTTGTATTTGTAGTTCGAAAAAATCCTTTAAAATATTATCTTCAAACCAACCCCAACTACACCAATATCTATTTTTATAATAATCAGGTGCTTTTAAACCACCGACTTTTATGTTCAACAAACCATTTTTAATAGATTTATGTTTTATATTTGTAGGTCGTATTGGTTCAAAACGTGGAGCGTCATTTCCTATTGCATTTTTTCCATAAGGACTTGAATCAGGACTTGAACCAACAACAACATCTAATTCGTCTACATTTTTTAAATATTCATCAAATACATCTTTTAAATTTTTTATCACCATATTAAAAGTAATTGCATTTTCTGTTAATTCATCAACAACATCTTCTGCAGATTTAGATTCTCCTAAATACTTATCAACTTCTTGATTTAAAGAAGCATTTTCTATTTCTGTTGTTTTTAATTTTTCTCTTATTTTTTGATACTGAATTGTCGCTGGTATAGTTTCAGAAAATATAGATGTTTGTTGAGTAGTTTCTAATAATGCAGATGCACCTGGTGTCAACACTTCTATATTTCCGGTATAGGTTCCGTCTGATTCTATTTTCCAATCAAACTTCGTAATGGTTCCAACACCACAATAATAATTACCACTTGATTCTTTATTTCTTTCTAATAAATTTGTTCCCTCTAACAAGTTAACCATTTCTTCAATACTTAATGAAGGAATTTTAAAACTATCATCTTCTGTACCCCAACCAAATTCTATCGCACTATATGCACCTAACTTTAAAAAGTTTGGTTCAAACACATCTTCAAAATAAACTGGGTCTGGACAAACCCAATCGATTGTAAATTTATAAGTATAGTATTCTTGTTGTGTTACTGATATTTTTGTAATACCGGAATGTCCACGAAATCTATTGTCAGTTCTTTCACCATATCCTTGAAGAAATGTTAATGGTATATTTTTGTTAGAAACTCCTAATAAATTACCTTCATTATCAAATCGTTGATTGAGATGACTTGATATACTGAGTGGTCTTTGTATAATATTTGATTCTTGAATTGTATCTGGAACTGCAACACTAACTTTAGCAAAACACGCTCTGTAAATTTGTTCAGATATAGGATTGTTTTCGTTAGTATCTAATACACCACCAAGAAAAAAGTTAGAATTAGATTCAAAGTTTTTTCTATCAAGAGCATTTATTTTTTTAAATAATGCATCTTGTATTTTAGGGTCTATATTTTTTCTTTTAAACATTAGGAATTAATTTGTTTAAATTCTTGTAAAATTAAATTTATATTTTGTGGTATACGATATTCTTTTCCTGGTTTGGTTATGATTGATTCGGCTTGATTATTTGCACGAGCAATAATCCACCATAGATTTTTGTCTCCATAGTATTTGTATGCGAGATTTATAAAAGTTTCACCAAAGACTCCACGAATAAAAATATCAGAATCACGGATAGGAATTTTTGGATACTCAATACGATTTAAATATTGTGTTCCGTTCTGGTCTTGAAATAATTTTGATTTGTTATAACGATTTGACATTAGAAGTTTCCTAAGTTTCGTAAGCCTTGAATTGCAACTTCAAGTTCTTGTTCTGTGGTAAGTTCATTTCTCAAAATATCTTCTGGTGTTTCATTTGGGTCTCCTGAAGGAAATTTCTTACCAATATTATTGTAATGTGCTGATGTCATTGTTGGATTTTGTTTTCCAATATAAGTAAAGTCAAATGATAATGTACAAATGTGTGGAACTTGTGTTCCGTCTGATAGTTCCCAAGTTGAGTTTTCTGGAATTTCTAAATTAACCGAGTTAAAAAATCCAGGAGCATCATTAAATAAGTCACCCAATGTTAAATAAACAATCGGTGATACTGGTCTTGTTGTATCGTTTACACTATCTTGACTAAAAAATTCTTTATATTGTGGTAAAACTAATCCTTTTGCATAGTTTATTTTTTCCCAAATAATTCCAATATCTGATTTTCTTTGAGAAACAATATTAACACTAAAACTTATATTTCTTGTATATCCACCATAAACATAAACTTTGTCTGCTCTACCAATGTAATTATATGATGTGGTTTCAGCATTTGAACTATCATTGATACCACCTTGTAAGATTGCTGGAAAGATAATATACTTTCCGTTGACTGCATCTCTAATTCTAAATTTAATAAAATCTTTTACTTCTCTATTTCCACGAGAAGTTTGTCTGTTTGGAAAACTAGCCAAATTATTTAATTCACCACCATAACGAACTTGTAAATTAACTTGCTTCTTTAATCTATTGTCAAAAAACTTTACTGCGTTTTCTTGACTTGATTTTGTAGAACCATTATTGACAAAGTTTCTAAATAAACTAATTATTCCACGACTATTTGTTTCAACGTGTCTTTTTGGTTTGAATGCAGTCAGTTCTTGTGGTAAAGCTTTTGATACAACTGCTGCTAATGGATTGTATATTCTTGTATCTTTTTTAGGATTTAATGCCTGTAACAAAACTTGTTTTGCAACAAAAAGTTTTCCTTTTGGTGTTGTGAGAAACTTCTGATATCTTTGAACATTTTGTCTACCAAGTTCTGCCTGTAAAGACAAACCACCTCTAAAAATAAATTCTCCTGATTTACTTACATTACGAACTAATTTATCTGGATTGATTGTTATCATTGTTTATTCCTAAAATGCCGGTTGAATTATAGATACTCTCTTATCTTTTGAAGCTTCAAGTTGTTCTTCACTAACTTTTAATCCTGCTCTAAGTATCTCGTTAGTTTCTTTTTGATAATCTTGAACTGACTTTCTTTCTTGTATTTGTTCACCACGAGATATTCTTCTTAAATCTTCTACTGATATACCGATTGCATCTGCAATACTTCTTCTTTGTAATACATTTAATTGTTGTATATCACCGACACCACCTACGATTGATTGTATTTCTTGTGTTAATCCGGCGATATCTCCGTCAAGTGCCAATTGTCTTGCTCGTTCTGTATTAATCATACGACCTGTCAATACTTGAGCTTCAAATTGGTCAGTAATACTACTTTCAAAATCTAATAATTTATCTGCTGCACTTAAAATAGAATTTAAACTTGAACCAACTTTTGCTGCTTCAACTGCTGCTTCTGCCAAACCATTGGCTCCATCTCTTGAAAATTCTGCAAATAAAGCTGAACTTTCTGCAATGTCTGACATTACTTTGTTTGTAGAAACATTTGCTGATTCCGCCATACTAATTGCTGTTTGTGCCATATTAGTAGCGACATCAAATGAAACACCTGTTAAGTCTGTCATAACTTTGTTAAACTTAACAATATCTGTTGCAGATGTTCCTGTTCTTTGTGCAATTCTTTCGAGATTAGCTGCATTGACTGCGGTTGCGTTTTCTAATGAACCGAACTCATCAACTATTGATTTAAAGGTTCCTCGTAAATTATCTGCACTTAAATTTTGTGCCTTTAATATTAACTCTTGTGATTTTAAACTGATAAATTGTTCTTTTGCAAACTTTACTGATGTACCCAATTCTCCGGCTAAATCTCTGAATTGTCTACCGATACTTCTCACCAGTAAGAATATGGCTGTCAATCCAGCAAACAATATTCCACCCTTTGACAATATACTAACTGCTGAACTTAAATCACCTTTTACTACACTTACTACAGCATTTTGTAAATCTTCACCAATATTTTTTATGCCTAATTTATCAACTAAAAAACCACCCAAAAATGGTAAATTCTTAATTTTTTCTTCCAAAGAATCACCAATATTTTGAGCTCTGTCTAATGACTTCCCAAGTATTTCTGAATTTTCTTTAGCAAATTTCTGAAACTCTTTTTCTCTATCAATTACTTGTTGTGCATATTTTACACTTTCTGCACGTTTTAAGTTGATGTCAAGTTGTGCAGCTTTTTGATTCTTTAAAGATTCTTCAATTTTTTGCTGCAGATTTAAGTTGTCTACTAAATCTTTATTAGCCATAAATTCCTAAGTTGATTGTTTTTTGATTATTGTCCGTATCTTTGTTTAAGTCTTTTAACTAACTCTGGGTCTTTTTTCTCTAAGTCTTTTAAAGTTTTTCTCATATCGTTAGTTATATCACGCATTTTCTGAATAGATTGAGCGTTCTCTGGACTTTTCTTTTCCAAATCTTTAACAAGTTTGTCTGCTTGTTTTCTAACAATAGCTTTTATTAAGTTTCCAAGAAACTCTCTAACTAATTGTTTGTTTTCTGTTATAAATTTTTTATTCATAGATTTTTCCTATCAATAAATATCAAATTTTAAGATTTTTGGAAAGAAGGTTGGGACATTTTAGAATCCCTTCTCTCTGTTGACTTTTTGATTTCTTCCGCTTCTTTATTTTTGGCATTGATTAACTTTTGAGCATAAAATCTTCTCAATGGTATAGGCATATTGTAGAGTTCATTGTGATTGAACCCATTTCCATAATAGGCGATGTTGAAGATTTCTTCGTGAATAGCCGCCCTATTACTCGGCGGCTGGCCAAAAAAAGTCAATCCCTAAAGGAATATCGATTTTGTGTTTATTCCCACTCTTACTTGTATATTCAAAACTCATATCAATATCGGGTGTGATATCTAAAACAAATTTTCTAAATGCTCTTGTATCTAATGCTAAAAATTCATTATCAACAAAATTGTCAATTGTTTTCTGATTAGTATCTCCGTCAACTGATTTGATTTGATATTTTAACCTGGTGGTTAAGGTTTGTGATACTCCTGTAAGTTTTTCGACCTTTTCATAATCTTTGATTATATTTTGTATTTCGTTCTCGTCACCTTGAGTCAATAGTTTAAATGTCAATACTCTTTTAGAATTTGGTAGTTCAAATTGGAAATCATTACCATTGTTGTAAAGTTCAACATCAATAGGTTTATTTTCAAGTTTTGATAAGTCTACCGAATATTCAACTCTTTCCTTTGTGTCAGGGTCTGTTAACATTATATCATAGTTAGCACCATAACCCAAAATACGAGTTCCAATCATTATAGCATTTTTATCACCGATTAACAAGTCATCTAATTTTACATTTGGTGTAACAATCACACTCTGTAATAATTTGGTAATAACTACACCTTGTTCAATTAGATTTTGAGAAGTTAATATATCTTCTTCTTTTGCTGTCATATATTTGACATCAATTGTTCCACTACGCAAAGGACTATCTTCGGGATATAATAATCCCTGTGATGGTAAAGATAGAACTTCAGTAGGAAAACCATACTGATTTTCAGCCATTTTTACTCCTTGATATTATTAAGAATTAATAACTTATTTTTTGCCCATTATCTTTTCAGCACCTGCGATACCGAAAGAACCTAATGTTATGAATACAAATGAATTGTATACCATATCATTAATGACCAAATCTTGTCCCCAAATACCAGTTGTTAAATCAACAATTGCGAATAATGTCATTACTGCAAATGCTGCAAAACCGATAATGGATTTTTCATTGTAATCGTTGTCGTCTTTAAAAATTGCCCACATAACTTTTCTCCTAAAATTCTAATATAGCGTAATCATATTGTAGTGTTAGTGAAATGTCAGTTACATCACTACTATCCCAACTAACATCATTGAAATTTGCATCTGTAATAAATGCACCTTTTAAAACCCATTGTTCAATTTTTTCTCCATTAGGACTTATTAAATTGAAAGTAATATCTTTTTTATATTCTGATGAATATCCGTCTACACCTGTTGTTGATTCTTGATGTATTCTAATCCACTCATTAACTGCTTGTGCTCCTGAAGGAACAATTGGGTCATATAATGTAATTGAAATTGGTTGCCAACTAGCTTTACCTTTTATGTATCGTTTGACATTAATATGGTCAAGGGTTACGGTTTCAAAATTAACCTGTGGTCTTGCTGCAGTTTTAATAAGATATGAAGGTATTCCGTCAATCTCCATAATAAACCTATTTTTCATCTTAGGTTCAAATGGTGTAAAGAATATTTCGTTCGGGTCTAAAAATGCCACTTTATTTCTCCTATAAAATTTTTACTTCAGTAATAAATATAATCAAATTGAAAAAGATGATAATCTACGACAAGTTATTTATATATAATTATTAGAAGTTTTTTTGAAGTTTTTTCTTGACTTTGTTGTTTTTTATCTGTATATTATAATATGGATAATTTAAAAACAAAGACAATTAGGCAAGTATATAAGTTAAAAAATAATTTAAAAAAATACTTGACTTTTACAAAAAGTCTTTGTATATTATAATATGATTGATAATAATAAAGGAAACAATAAAATGGAAAATTTAACAATTAAACCGAGAAATTTTAATAATACATTAGTCGAGAAAACATTTGACTTAGGTGAATATGGAACTACTACTTTAAATGTTTATAGATATAACCATAATCCTATGGAATTATATAAAGCTAATGAAAATCAACCAAGATTAAATCTTGAAGATTATAATAATGATGATTATAATGAAGTAGCTCTTTACAAGGGTATTCCTATGAGATTTAGATTTAATCCAGTTATTAGAGAAATGATGATGACTGGTGGTTTTAGAATTAGGTATCGTGGTGGTAGCAAACCACAATATGGTTTTGTAAGAAGTCAATACAATACCATAGCAGAATATGCTGATACCTTCGCAATTTATCCTAAATAGGTGTTAATATCGTAATCCGCTTGGAACCTATTTTGTTTCCTTAAACAAAAAACCCCCGAGAGTATCGGGGGTTTTTCTTAATCAATATTCCTATTAGTCTTGGAATGCTGCTCCTGTTGGTTGAACTACAAAGTCCAATACGATAAATTCAGCAGTTCTTGTAGGTTGGATAAATATCTGTCCTACTAACTGATTTCTATCAACAACATCTGGTGTGTTGTTTGAATCGTCCATAACTACTCTGAAAGCAGATAGACCTGAATTTGCTTGAACTTGTTCTAAGTAAGGATTCACAATATTTAGGAATCTGTTTCTTAGAGCTGCTGTGTTTTGTTCAAATACCAAGAATCTTGAAGTTGATGCGATGAACTTTCTCAAGTTAATCAACAATCTTCTTACATTGATTCTGTCTAATGCACTTGGTTTACCTTGAAGTGTTTTTTGTCCGAACACGACTACACCTTGACCTGGGAAAGATGCGATTGGGTTTACACGATTTTCGTATAAATCATCTCTTTCTAAGTTGGTTAGTCTTGTTTTTGCTTCTAATACACTTGTTAAACCACCACGATTTAGACCTGCTGGTGCGAACCACTCTTGACCAATTCTATCATTGTTTGCATAAACACCTGGTAGAACTACTGAAGGTGGAACCCAAGTTGGTTTACCTTTAACATCATCAGTAATTTTAACCCAAGGATAATATGTTGCAACATAGTTTGAATCTATTGTTTTAACATCATCTATTGCATTCTGTATAGAAGCTGAATAGTGAGAGCCGTCCATAATAAAGAAAGCATCTGCTCTTGCTTCTATTTTATCAATAGCGTGGTTAGTTACTGATGAGTGAATTGAGTGAATAACACCTGGTAAAGCCAATAAGTTGATATCAAACTCATCTGGATTTGAAATAGCATTGATTGCTCTGATGTATGACAATGAACCAGTAGCACTCGCTGAACTTAAATCAAAACCTTGTGTGTTGTTACCAACGATATTTGTTCCGGTTAATCTTGCTTTTGCAGGATTTGAACCGTCAAATCCACCTTGGAAAGGAACTTGGAACTTTAATTGTCTGTAATCAGAACCTGTAATGGTTAGTAAATTACTACCATCTGTGTAGGTTGAACCCAATACTGACGCGTCGTCGTGTCCGTATGCATCTTCCAAACTCATTGTTATATTGTTACCAGCACCTGCTGATGTAGGTAATGGTGCTAACAATTGTTGGTGGTCAACATTATTAAAGTCTAATCCATAGTAAGCATTTTGGTCATATGAACCACGAGAGTTTAACTGACCTGTATCTGCTGAAGTTCCAAGGTATGAAGATGTTGGGAACGCCATTGAACCACTACCTCCTGATGATGCAAGAGTTACATTGTGTGGATTTAATGGTGCTGCAAATCCCATAGGAACTAATTCTTTTGAAATTCCTGTTAAATTAGAATAATCAGAAACACGAATATATCTTGATTGATTTGGATAATCACCATTGTTGGTTAGTTTTCCGTTTGAATCAATTGTGGTATATTTGTCACCAATTACTCTTGGTAGATAGTTTTGTGAATCTTCATCAAAATTTAAATTTTGGAAGTTCTCCAATACTACTCCGTCGTCGTTTTTGCCTGGATTATTTACAATCACTTGTAAACTAAATGAACCATAATCTGAACCAGGAACATCTGCAGCTTCTTTAACATCAGAAATACCAATTCTGTATTTACTATTGATGTTACTTCCGTGTGATAATGTTCTGATTTTAAATAAACTTGTTCTTGCTGAGTTTACTAATTGTGATTGAATGTAAGGTGTAGCTGCTTCTTGGAAATCAAATGAAAATAATTCATCTGAACTACTTGCGATAGTTATTGTATCGGAAGAGCCTGCACCATTTTGTGTGTTTTGGAAATTTGAATACACATAAAGTGATTTGTTTGCATCTTGTGGGTTATCACTAAATACTTTTGTAATATAGTTTGCAGAACTTGAATCAAATGATAATGAATATGAAGTTCCTTGAACTGTTAAAGTAAATGATGATTTTGTTCCACCATCACTTAAAGAAGCACTTCCTGGCCCTGCAATTTCTAAATTGTCTGGGTCTGATGCACCTCTTGAAGGTTTTAGTGTTGCCGCAACTGCGTGACCTGAACCACTAATACCTAATGTAATGGTATCATTTGAGTATCCACCTAATCCTAAAACACGAACGATTGTAAGTGTTCCTGCATTACGAAGATATTGTTTCGCAGTGTAAGGAACATAAAAGTCTTGATTATCTTTACCGAAAACAGTTTCAAATTCTCCTAAGTTACGAACTACCGTAGGAACAAATGCAGGCCCCATTTCTGTTGGCCCGATTAATGCTGCTCCAATGTTTCCGATTCCTTGTGGAAGAAATGATAAATCTTTTTCTCTGGTAAAAACACCAGGACTGACTATTCTTTCAGCCATTTTGTTTCTCCTAATTGGTTATCTTGGATAAGATTTCAGTATATATAAATAGTATTGAGATTTACCAAAATATATCTACTGAGTCAATTTTTTTAATTAATTATTTGGTGTAAAAACACCGGTATTTATATCCAAATTACCTGCTCCGTATTTCTCGGTTAAGTCTTGAACTAATCGTCTTTCAAGTTGAATTGTTTCGTTGTATTGTGTTTCTAAACGAACTTTTTCATTATCAAGTTGTTCTAAACGATTTTCAATTTGGATTCTATTGATTTCTAAATTACCAAAAGCACTTGTAATACCATTATAACGATTTCTTAAATCTTCTAATGATTGAAGTTCTTCTTGAGTAAATTTGATTTCTTTAGATTTTTTTGCCATTATAACTCCTATTTTGTGTAATAATAAATATAAACTTAATTATCAAAACGACGGAAAAATCGTCTTGAATTTGATTTAAAATTTTCTCTTATTTCTCTTGGTGTTAAGATTACATTATAGTATGATGCTTTAATAATTTCACCTGACCAAAAGTCTGTTGGGGTTCCACTACTCAAGCTACAACCGATAAAAAAGTCATCAGTTGCAAAATCAAAGTTTTGTGTTACGGTTCCACTACCACTAAATACTTTTCCATTACGATACACAATAGGATTTGAACCTTGTGTATGTGTTACTGCTATGTGATACCAACCTGCACCATCAAAAAAACTATTCATTGTATAGGTTTGCCAAGTTGATGCGTTTTTAGTTTGATATAATAATTGATTAGATGTTGTTGATGTTCTTAATTGCCAAACTGCACCACCTGCACTTTCCGTATCTCTTGATAATGTTGCTATCTTTTCATCTGAATTGGTTGTTCCACTAACATAAACCCAACAAGTAAATGAAAATGATGTATTGTTGAAATCTGATGAATAAGGAACTCTAATGAAATTACCTGTTCCACCACCAAAACTTCTTAATTTTTTCTTTCTATCTCGTTTGTGTGATTTAGTATTACTGATTTTTGGACTAAATCTACCGGTTAAATCTTGTGGTTCTACTTGGTTTGAAGTGGTGGGGGTTTGCCAACCCAATAAAGTTTCTTCGTCTGCACTATTATCATTAATGGAAATAAACACATCATTATTACTTTCCCATTTCCACATAGTTGCTCCACTCGCCATATCAGATGAATTACCACTTTCATCTCCACTATCAACACCAAATCCATCATCACCACTTCTTCTATGAGTTACTGGTGAATCTAATGTTCCGTCCAAGTGATGTTCTTCTCCCAATACCCAACCACTATTGTAATAATAAACACTACAAGTTGTATTTGGATACATAGCAACGATTTGATAATCTGGTAATTCTTCTCCCCAACCATAAGTGTTGGAAAGATTTTCCAATCCTAATCCTTGTGTAGCATCTCCACCTGCTCCATCTGCAATTTCTACTGCAAAACATAAATTTGAGTCTTTGGTTAAATAATTTCCTGTTGTAGTTGGTGCTGCATTTAATATTGTTCTTTCAGAACCAGCTCTACCGGTATAAATTCTTTCTCTTACTGGTGGAACTTTTAATCTATCGCCTGGTTGAGCTTCTCCTGCCGTAACTATAATATCACAACTTGAACTTATAAAATGATAACTATTACTCGATACCGTCCAAGAAGCAAAATTACCCTCAGTTACGACTGATGAAGAAGTCGCTGTTCCGCCTACTCCGCCGGTAACATTGTCATAAAAATAAATTGTTCCATTTCCTAATGCATATATATCATATGTAGAATCACCATAACGACTTGAAAAATTACCAAATAATCTACCTCTACTTCCTATGGTGGTCATATGATGTTGATGAGCACTATCAAACAATACAATCGGTTTGGTTCCTCTGATGATATCTCCTTTTGAAAATGTAAATGCTTCTGTTGTTGGGATTGAATTTGGGTCTTTGACTAATGTTTCACTTCCACTAATACTGGTTCTTTCATAAACAAGAGTTTGTGGATAAGGACGAAATAAAGTTCCTGTTCCACCATACATACATACCCATTCTCCTGCTGCGTGATTTTTTAATGGGTCAATTTCTGGTTGTAATGGCATAGATTTACTATCTGAACCATCAATGGTAAAGAGTAAACCTTCAGTTTTTATTCTTTGTCCACCTTTTGCACCCATTATAATCCGAACCTATGTTTATGATTATTAAATACTGAAAAAATTTCATCTTGTGTCAATACTCTATTATACATTAAAACAAAATCCATATTACCATTCCAATTTCCACCTCTTGAGTTAGTAGCTCCTAAATATAATGCATTAGAATTACTACCGATAGCAGAATCACTTGTTGTTTTGGTATTGACTAATCTTTGTCCATTTGAGTCGTGTAAATAAGTTTTTAAACCATTTCCATCATTTCTCAAATAAGTTACTGCATACATTTGCCAAACATCTGGTCTATAATCTCCTGTGTCTGCACCTGTTTCATCAAATGGTGTATATGCGGTTCCACCAACTCCTGCCCTTAATCCATCAGTTCCCCAACCTGTTCCAAATACAAAACCATTTGTTCCGTCCCAACTGGAACCTGTTTCTTTACCGAAATTAGGGTGGTCAATACTACCGGCATCTGAAAAATAACTCGCCCATATCCAAGTTCCTTCATCTCCTGTTGGAACCGTGATGTCTGATGAATTAAAAGTTACAACACAAACTCTATCTCCATTTCCTGTCCAAGAGACGTGATTATTTGTTAATGATAAAGAATTTGCACCACCTTTTGTTCCGGTGGC